AGAAACCGGCCAAGAAATAATAAGAAAGTAGTTTATCAAACTAAATCTATTCCGATACCGACATACTTAGAGATTGAATATAGCATCACGGTACAAACAGAGTATCAACAACAAATGAACGAGGCGTTATCCTCTTTTATGGCCCACGAGCGCCCGGGCCCAGATAACTATTTTATGGTCCAGCACGATGGGTACAAGTACGAAGCGTTCATGGACGCTTCATACGAGATGAATAACAATATTTCTAATTTAGAAGAAGAGGAAAGAAGATATCAGACAAAAATGAACGTGAAAGTGATAGGATATATATTCTCACCAGATGAAAATGGTAACCGCCCAAGAATCACCACTAGAGAAAACGCCGTTGAGTTTAAAATATCTCGCGAGAGAGTTTTATTAGACGAGAAACCAGAGCATATAGGCAAAGACGGATTTTATAAAGGATAAATAGGATTTTCGATAGAACAATTACTATTTATAAAGTGAGTATGTTTTAAACATTAACTTTCGGAATTGAAAGGAGTAATAAATAATGTCAGTAGATAAGTACAAATTCGTATCGCCCGGAGTTTTTATCAAAGAAGTTGATAAGTCGCAACTCCCCGCCGTAGCACAAAGACTAGGCCCCGTAATCATTGGTAGAACCGAAAAGGGACCAGCATTTAGACCAACTATGGTTCAGTCATATGATGAGTTCGTTAAAATCTTCGGTGAGCCTATCGCCGGAGGCGGGAGCAGTGATGCCTGGAGAGAGGGAAATTATAGCTCTCCCACATACGCACCATTTGCAGCCAAAGCTTACTTAAGAAACAACGGACCGGTCACAGTCGTCAGGCTCCTCGGCGTAGCCGACAGTGATGCCGATGGCACAACTGCAGCCGCCGGTGGCGCTGGCTGGACAGTGCCTTCTTTGGGCGATGGCCCTGATGACGGCGGTGCTTACGGACTCTTTATGGTCAATTCGTCTTCTCTTGGAGATAATGACGACACGCCAATCGGAGTTACGGGAACGCTCGCCGCAATTTGGTACTTACAGAATGGCACTATCGCTCTATCCGGTAACACTAGAGGCGACGCCACGACAGCAACAGCTTCTAACGCTTCGTTACTTGAGTCCACAGCCAAGCATGAGTTCAAGGTAACTATTGCTGACTCTGGCGACTCCAACGCTAAAACATACGCATTCAATTTCGATCCCAATTCAGATAAGTATATTCGACGAGTGTTTAACACTAATCCTGTCGCGACAAATACTACTACTACAAATACTGCCAAGCAGGAAAGCTACTGGCTCGGTGAGACTTACGAGTACGCAGTAAACGATACATGCACGGGCTCTTTGCAGCACGGCTTGATACTAGGTCTTAAAAATAGCACCAACCAGGGTGGCGATTTTATAGGAATCGACGCCAGACCTTCAGAGTCGGGCTACTTCATCGCTCAAAACTTGGTACATGCCAGCGGCTCCGGTTTCGAAGCCGATGCCCAGCCCGAGCTTTTCAAGGTCGTCTCCTTGGATACCAACGGCGACTGGAATCAGAGAAATATCAAGATTTCAATTAGAGATCTTAAGGCTCCGAAAGACAAGGACGTTAGCCCATATGGTACGTTCACCCTTGAGGTAAGAAAGATCAACGATACAGATTCTAAGAGGCAAGTGCTAGAGACTTACGGTCCTCTAGACTTGAATCCTAATTCTCCAAACTACATTGCAAAAGTAATCGGAGATCGTTACATTAGTTGGAATTCTACAGAGCGCAGATACAAAGAGTATAACGATTACCCGAATAACTCTCAGTATATCCGCGTTGAAATGTCGGAGAATGTTAAGAATAGTTTGGTAGACAAAGAGTCTCTACCGTTTGGCGTAAAGGGCCCACTTAGGTTTAAGTCCTTCACAGTGTCGGGTTCTGCAAACACAGACAACCTTAACGCAACCAGCAGCTTTGTTTCTGCAGACGGAATTTGCAACTTACACGACGGCACAAGCATTAGCTCCATACATATTGGCGCAGAGCATACCGATATCAAGTTCCAGTTCCCCGCAGTTGCTCTGAGGGAAAAGAGCGATGTACCGGAAGCTTACGCTGATCACAAGAAAGCTTACTTCGGTGTAGAGTTGAGGCAGAGCGGAAGCTCGACTCGATTCGATAAGAGTAATGTTGATTTGCTCCGTGCAAAGCCAGGTGCAATTAGCAGCTTCGATGCTAGTACTACTACCGAGCACATGTGGGCATTCACTCTTGACGATCTTATCCTACAGCAGGATAACAACGATAAGCATGCCGAATATGTCTCTGGTTCGTGTTCAAACGCTGAGTCCATCACTGCTATCAGTGGCGGGTATCAAGCTGTACTAGACGGAGGGTTCACCAAGTTCACAACTGTGTTACACGGTGGGCATGATGGCCTCGATGTTACAGAAGCTGACCCGTTCAGAAACACACTTCTACAGGGCAAGACGAAGCTCAACAACTACGCGTATGCATCTGTTATGCGCGCCCTAGATGTTATTTCAGAGCCTGATGAGTTAGAATTCAACTTGGCCACAATGCCCGGTATTACAAATGAAAGTTTAACTCAAGAGTTGGCTGACCTGTGCGAAGAGCGCGGAGATGCACTTGCAATCGTTGACCCGAAGGGCGGCTATGAGCCGATCCACGAGGGAGCGCCCGGAACATACCCCAAGGTAGGTTCTGTTAGCGACACCGTTTCTAACATGAAGGCACGAGACTTGGATTCGAGCTACGCATGTTTGTACTATCCCTGGGTACAGGTAAAGGCCGCAACCGGCCAGTTAATTTGGGTACCGCCATCTGTAGTTGCTCTTGGAACTATGGGCTCCAGCGAATCTCGCTCGGAAGTTTGGTTTGCTCCGGCAGGCTTTAACCGAGGAGGACTCTCGGAGGGTTCTGCAGGTATCAATGTTATCTCGGCACGAGAAAAGCTTTCGGCCGACGATCGTGATGACCTCTACGAGAACAGAGTTAACCCGATTGCATCATTCCCGTCAGAAGGAATTGTAATCTTCGGTCAGAAGACTGCTCAAATTCAGGCTTCTGCTTTAGATAGGATTAATGTGAGAAGATTGTTAATCCACCTCAAGAAAGAGATTTCCAGAATTTCCAACAGAATCCTGTTCGACCAGAATGTCCAAGCAACTTGGAATAGATTCCTGGGGAGAGTGGAGCCGCTTCTAGCTAGCGTAAAAGCTCGATTCGGTCTAGAGGATTATAAGGTGGTGCTCGACGAGTCCACCACAACTCCGGATCTCCGAGATCGTAATATAATGTATGCGAAGATTCTCCTTAAGCCAGCTAAGGCTATTGAGTTCATCGCATTAGATTTCACAATTTTTAGAAGCGGAGCTTCTTTTGACGATTAAAAAAATAGATAGCACTAGTTATTAACATAATGGGAGACCTGTAAAATGGGAAGTTTTTGGAATGATAAATTTTTAGAGCCTAAGAGGAAGTTCAGATGGCTTTTTAGAGCAGAAGGCCTAGGCAGCGACGCCGAATGGATTGCGAAGAGCGTTAAGAAACCTTCGTGGAATGTAAGCGAACATCCTCATAAATTCATTAACCACACTTTCCATTACCCAGGCAGAGTAGAGTGGCAGCCGATTGAGGCTACCCTTGTCGATGTATCCCACCCACAAGACGCTAGCGCCAATCTTCTAGGAGCCCTGCGTAACGCAGGATATAACTTCCCGACAGGCAAGTTCGAAGGATCTCATACAATAACTAAGGCCGGCGCAGTTGGCGCTCTTGGTAAAGTTACCATCACACAAATTGGAATTAATGAGAACGACATCATGGATGAATGGACTATTGTAAACGGATTTATTACTGACGTTCAGCTAGGAGATCTAGATTACGAAGGCGACGATCTGGTAGAAGTTAGTTTGACCATGGTCTATGATTATGCTTATATGACTCACGCCGGCGGCAACGCCAATGGTTGGATAGGCGCCCAAGGCGCTGCTCAAGGTACTCACGCTACTTCTCTTGGTGAGGGCTCAGGTCTTTCCAAGCACGATGATGGCAAAGGTTAATAATAATTAATAAATAACTTAACATTTGTTTTTATAATTGTTATTGTATTATATACGTTAAATAAACGAGGTTTGAATGAGTCGCAACAATAAGGAGCGCACTGGCAAGAAAGACGCTGGTGAAACTCCTCCCGTTGGCAACGCAGTTGAGTCGGAAGATCTACTAAGCTTTGTAGTACCGACTGAATTGGTTGACTTACCATCTAAAGGGCAGTTCTATAGCGAGGGGCACCCCCTTAAGGGCGAGGAGTCTATTGAGATCCGCCATATGACAGCAAAAGATGAAGATACTTTAACTAGCAAAACTCTTCTTAAGAAGGGTATAGCTTTGGATAGAGTCCTCCAGAATATAATTGTTAACAAAGATGTGCAAGTTAACGATCTTCTTGTAGGAGATAAGAATTCTATAATTGTTGCAGCAAGGATTTCAGCTTATGGGCCCCACTACGAGACAAAGGTAACTTGTCCAGCTTGTTTTACTAGTGCAGATCATTCTTTTGATCTAGAAGACTTAGAAACTAAAAATGCTGATGAAGATTTCGAAGAACTTGGAATTGAAAAAAATGAAGATGGAACGTTTACAGTACTCTTACCGAGGACTAAGGTAGATGTTACTGTTCGACTCCTTGACGGCAACGATGAAAAGAAGGTGACTTCTAACAGAAGTAGAAAGAAAAAACTAGGAGTAGATAAAGAACCAGCATTAACAGATTTGTTTAAACAATTTATTGTCTCTATCAGTAGCGTCACTGATAGAACACAGATCAATGGGTTCATTGAGAACATGCCAGCAGCCGATTCACGCTGGCTAAGAACAGCTTATAGTAAGTTAGTTCCTAATATTGACGCCACTCAAGATTTTGAGTGCCCATCTTGCGGGTACCAGCAAGAAATGGAGGTACCGTTTACCTCTGACTTTTTTTGGCCTCGGGCCTGAATACATGCAAGGGGTATATGAGCAGTTCTTCTTGCTCAAGTACCATGGCGGCTGGTCTTTTATAGAGGCTTATAATCTTCCTGTTGGTTTGCGCAACTGGTTTGTTGAGCGACTAGCGAAGCAGTTCGAGGACGAAAAAAAGCAAGCAGAGGACGCCCAAAGAAAAAGTAAATCTAGAAGAAGATAGGTCGAGTTTTTGCTCGGCCTTTATTTTAGCTACGCTACTAATTATATTGAGGTATAGTACCTTTTGAGGTTTTAATTATGGAAGAAACAAATGAAGGCGAGCTAGTCACGCAGGTTTTGGATTTAGATGAGGACTCTCTAGATGAAATGACTTTAGACCAGAGAGGTATTCTTATTAAGAGAATTATGAAGTCTATGTTTGGCGCTCCATCTTTCCCGATGGAAGTACGAGGCTCCGCCTCTCAGATTGCTGCGTTTGCCACCGCGCTGGGAAAAGAGAAAGCTTTTATGGAAGCCTTTTCAAGATACGGATTGGACGATCCCAAAACATATAAAAGCAAAGCAAAACTTAATAATGCTATTAGGCAGTTCGAGACCGTAACCAAAGTAAAGTGGCCTTTCAAGTAAGGGGATATCGTTAGATGGCGAAGCCTGCAGAAGAAAAAAAGATCGAGACGATTATAGCGAATCAGAATAAGCTTCTAGATGCTCAACTAGCAAAAGAAAAACAGTTGGCAGCACTTCAGAAAGAGCGCACAGGCTACATGGAGCGCGAAGCAGACGCGGCTAGAAAGCATGCAGAGGAAGCTAAAGCTCGTTTAGACATGGCTTCTGAAGCTATGCAGATATCAGAGGAAGAAAGAAAAGCAAGGCTAGCGATAATAGATGCGAAATTAAAACAAGCTAAAATCGATGCGAGAGAGGAGAAAATAAGCAAAACAAAATTAGCCGACATACAAAAATATCATGATCAGCTGACGCCTATACTCAATGCCTCTAAAGAACAACTAGAGATACTTCACAAACAGGCTAAAGTAGAGGAAGAAAAACGGGAGCTTATTAAAAATCAAAAAGAAGCAGCCGAAGGTCTGGCGAAAGCGATACAAAGTGCCGCCGGCGCATCAACAGGAATTAGTGACGCATGGAAGACCGGAGATGATGTAGGTTCCCAACTAGCTAAGGCCGGTGTACACGGTACGAAACTCACAGATGTCTTGGGGGGAATTGGCAAAGGCTTTGTGGATACACTCAATCCAGCAAATTTGTTAGGATCAACTATTAAAGGTATTTATGATTCATCAATTGAATTATTTACGGAAATGGACAAAGCCCTTGCGACGTTCAGGCAACAGACTGGTCTTTCTCCAGAATTTGAAGAGTCTCTAGTTGATGTACGTCAAGAGATGGTTCACCTCGGAGCACAAACAGAAGACATTGCAGATGCATTTGCAAAGTTATCTGAGGAAAACTCTGCTTTTGTATTTCAAAATAAGCAAGTAAGAGACAGCCTCATGAAAACAACCACAGCTATGAAAGTTGCATACGATGCAGAACAAGAATTTGCAGCTGCCGTTGGTTTTTCTATGACTGCCATGGCCGAGTCGCCAAAACAAGCAGAGAAGACTGCCATGGGCCTAGCAAAGTTTGCCAAGGATATTAAGGCCTCTCCAAAAGAAATGATGGGAGACTATGCCAGACTTGGACCCTCTCTTGCAGCCTGGGGCAAGAATGCTACAAAGGTATTCAAAGAGACAGCAGCAGCAGCTAAGGCATTGAATATAGAATCCGAAGCCCTCTTGAATATCGCCGGCCAGTTTGATACATTTGATGAAGCCGCGGGCCATGTAGGCCAGCTAAACGCTATGCTGGGAGGAGATTACTTCGACACAGTAGAGATGGTTAACGCTAGCGAATCTGAAAGAATTGAAATGCTTATGGAAGGCGTAAGAGCTACAGGCAAATCTTGGGATAGCTTAGGTCGTTTTGAGAGAAAAGCAATCGCGACTGCTGCCGGTATTAGTGACATGGCCGAGGCTAATAAGATGTTCGGCCAAGGTCTCGATGTTTATAAGGAACTACAAGGACACGTTAACGACGCAACTATGTCGTATAATGATTTGTCGGACGCAGCAATAGAAAACATGGACATTGAAGCTAAACAAAAGGCCCTTTGGCGTTCATTGGCACTTTCGCTAGAGCCAATTATTGATCTAGCTAATATGTTCTTGGGAGTGACTCAAAAATTAGCTCAGGCCACCGGACGTTTGTTTCCGATCGTAGCCATAGCAATCGGATATACTATTAAATGGGCTTGGTCTCAAAAGTTACTAAACGCGGAGACGATAAAAGGTCTGGCTTTAGGGGCGAAGAACCTCATCTTGCGCGGCGCGTCTGCAACGTTGCAGGCCCTTGAAATTAGCCGCGAAACTAGAAAATTAATTTTAGG